TCTTTACTTACATGTTTTTCTAAAAACTCAAACTGTAATTCTGTACCACCTCTAGGTTTCATTTTTCATTCATAAATTTCTTAAATACTTCTAATCCTTTATTAGTAACTTTAACTACAACATCTCTACTAATATCTTGTGGATCAACGTTTGCAGCTTTAAGTTCCTCTTCATCTTTATAAACCTTACCTGTTTTCTTATTCTTTATAACAGTTACAGTTTCTGTATCTATATGATATTCTTTCTTATCCATATTTTAATTAAATCCCATTGGACATTTTCCTTTAGGAGTTTCCTCTGAATATGTAATTTTTAATTCTTTAGTTTTTTTACCATATCTATAGCCCATGAAAAAAGAGAAGGCTAAGAATAATATTACTATTGCTGTATGCCAAAAATAAAACATATTAATTCTGTCCGTTTTGATCGTCTCTATTTATTTCTAATATTGCTAACGTAGCACTTATACCAGAAACATTGGAAGTTTCAAGTCTTATGGTATCTGTTTCTTCTAATACAATTGGCCCCTTTGCTAGATTACAAATAGTAGGACCGGATATTGAAGCATAAGCTATTTGATAAACTGTAGATACAGAATCATCATTGATAGATACTTTCAATACCCTACTACCTGATTCATTAGTAACTTGAATGTTTTGAATGATTGCATTAGCATTTGATGGACATGTATATACAGTCACAGCAGCTGTTGTGCTTGGATCATAGAATGCGTTTTTATATACGTTTGCCATAATATTATTGTGTTAAATCAAAAAAAGTTAAAAGTCCAATTCCACCACCTGTAGAAGTAAGTGTTCTAGCACAAAGTGAGTAAACATCACTAACTCCTGCAAGAGAAGCACCTAATTGTAAATCAAAATTAAAAGAAGCAGCAGCTCCTGATAAAGAAGATCTCCCAGATTTAGAAGTTAAAAATTCACTATATACTAAAGTACCTCCGGTTATAGCGGATGCTGTAATATCAAATTCTACATTTGCATCTGATGCAACAGCTGAATAAGAAGCGCTTGTTAATGTACCATTTTTAAATAAACCGATTTGATAATTGTCTGTAGTTGTTGGTAAAAAATTTACATTATAAGGAATAACAACAGCACCTAATGAACCAGATGCAAGTCTAATAGAAACAAGTGGTTTATAAGTTGTGGTTATATAATTTCCAGCTGTTGCACTTGTCATTGTAGCAACATGTTCAATAGATGTTTGTTCATAACCAGCTTCTGATAATACAGTTGAACAAATTTGTTTTAAATAAGAAGCTGATCCCGTTGCCGCTGTATTTGTTATTTCATATCTTACCGGTAAAATTGCAGTTGTCATATAAACAGAAGTTCCAGTAACGTTTGCAGTTTGATAAGTATGACAAACTATATATTGACCATTAATAATAAAACCACATCTAACATTACCAACACCCAACCATTCAAAATCCATCCATAAAATTTGAGGTTTAGTTAAATCTAAAGTTAAACCACTTGCTCCTGTTCCATCTAATTTATCTCCATTCCAATCAGATTGGTCAACTTTTCTTGTTGTATCGTCAACAGAACCACTAATATAAGTTCTTAATATAAATGACTTGGTAGTATTATTTAACTGAAAGAATACTCCATTTTGAACTCCAAAATAACCAACTCTCTGTCTTAAATTTGTTTTAGCAGTTGCCATTACAAATGTTGCAAGGACTAATAAAGCTTTACCTGGTTGATAAGGAAATGATCTAAAAGTTTGTCTAACTACTTCAGCGCCAGAAGCAGTGCTTACATCCATTCTAACAGATGATTCATTAGGTAAATAAGTTGTAGATCCACCCGACACAGTTGATGTATCAAATTGAGGATCTATTGCGTATCTATTTTGAGAATCAAATAATGTATATGGTTGGGATACTCTTAATCTTCCGAATGCATCTGTGTTGGTTCCACCTATTGCAACATAAGCTGGATTACTTGGACCTGAGTTTAAATTATCACAACTCATTAGCAGCCAAACCTCATATTAAACCAAGTAAATCTTTGAAGATCTTGTTTTAAGTCTTCTTGGAAAGAAAAGTTTAATTGATCTTTTAATGTCTCTAAAGCTTGTAGAACTTGTCTTTGATTGTCCGGTGAATACTCTTGACTTGGTTCTGGTATATATGTTGTAATTTTTGCCATTATCTTCTTCCATCGGGTTGAATGTCTACTCTAAATAATCCATATCTCCAGTTTTCATCTACAGAATCATTTTCAACTTTTATACTCATTAATCTATTTCTTGCTCTAGTATCTATCTTAGTTGTAGATGAAGTTACAGTATAAGGTCCAAGCATCTGACTATTTTGTGTTTGAGATGGATAATCTCTTAATAATAAAGTTACTTTAGCATTTCCTGTGAGTATTTTAAAGTCTGGTATAAATCTATTTATCTTCATTAAGAATTGACCATCTCCCTCTATATCTAAATCAAAGTCTCCAGATTCAACATATGCAGGAATAGCTGTTTTAACTCCAGCGTAACTTACTTCATTAACACCTGTCTCATGTTCATAATATGTACATGCTCCATACGTATTTGTTACACCATTAATAGTTGGAAATGTAGGCACACCAGTTGATATCCATTTAGTAGCATAAGGTTTATCATACGTCTGAGCATCTGAATAAGTTGTTCTAGTTAAAGACATAGTAGTCCATGTGTTTTCAACAAAGTTGTAAACTACAGATGCATTAACTGCGGATGAATTTGCAGTTGGGTAAAACCAAATAACCTCATTAAATAAACTATTGTGAGAACCATAAACAATATCGGAAGAACTATAATTTATACCAGGATTATCCCCACCTGTTGTAAACACATAATCTTCAACTAAAGATGGTAATTGTTTAACAGTACCATCGTATACAAAGAATCCTCCACCAAATCCCATCCAGAATATTGCACCTTGTGCAAAGACTATTGAATGCTGACCAATACAACCACAATTTGTACCTACTTGTCTTATTGAAAAAACAAATGGAGGACCAACAAATTGCATAACATAAGCTGCTTGATCCGTTAAAATAAATATATAATCTTTACCTTGTACAGCCCCTACAATGTAGTTTCCTGTGTCAAGTCTAAAGGTACCTGCACTATTTGTTGCAGTGGGTGCCCAAGTGTTATAATCTTCTTGGTTTGAAAATCTTATAAACATTGGATCTTGACTTGATGGGGATCCAATAGTTGTTTCAGTTCCAAGTAAAATTAAATGTCTATCTCTATCGGACACAATAGAACAAATTGATTTAGTTGGAGCGTTTGCTATTACAGTTGCTCTAGTACTTAAAGCACCTCCTACGGATGGATCCCATGAATATGTTTTTCCATCTTTAATAGTTGAAACTAATATTTGTCCAAAATTATCAAATGACCAATTTGCTGGTGACAATACAACCGTAGGTGATGATGATGCTTCACCCCAGGCAACTGTTCCCCAAGTAGATGTTCCCCACCCATAACCATAAGTTTGATTAACAGGGCCCACGAATACATAAGGAGTTGTAACTAAAGATCCCCCACCAGTAACTCCAGTTCCTGTTTCAGCAGTAGCCATTGTAATTCTAAATGTAGATGAAGTTGGAACTGATATGACTTCAAAAGTATTCGTTGTAAAACTTGCTGATGTATAACTTGTTGTAGTTGGTCCTGGTGTTGTAACGCTTGTAAATATAATATAATCACCAACTGCAAGTCCATGACCTGCCTTATTAATTGTGACTGTAGTTGATCCTGTCGTAGATGTGTAAGTACATCCAGTTATAGCTGTACCAAGTGGAGTAATATCATAAAATGCACCTTCAAAATAAATAGCTAGTATTTTATTAGTTCCTATTGCTGCATATTTATTGCCCTTCAAATCTGTCCATGTATGTTGATCTCTTGCAACTCCTGCTAATGTTTGAGAAAGTAATTGTTGCCAACCTCCTATTTTTTCAGGGTATCCATAACGAAAACGAATAAAATCACCATCAATCCACTGACCTTCTGCAGCAGTTGCGGTGTCTTGTTTGTTAAATCCAGCTTTTATAGGTATCTTTTTTAAAGGCATAACCCCCACTATACCTTATCTTTTATTAAGATGAAATATATATTATTTTGTAAACAAGGTGTTTATTTCTGGAAAATACACCAAACGAAAATTATTCTG